TCTAAAACTGAAACAAAAGTTACAGAGGAAGTAAAAAAAGACTCACGCGCGTCCGAGACAAGAGAGGCTACTAAGCGTCCTGTCGAGTGGACACCACCCTCATCTTTAGATGCACCACCTGCGCCGGATGGTTTTCGACACAGATGGATAAGAGCCGAAAGTTTAGGCTTTGACGACACTAAAAATATTTCTGGTAAATTAAGATCAGGATATGAATTAGTAATGGCTTCAGAGTATAAGAATTCGGGTTATCCAATAGTTGAAGATGGCAAACACAAGGGAGTGATCGGAGTCGGAGGTCTGTTGCTGGCCAGAATACCTAACGAGGTCGCGAAGGCACGTCAAAAATACTATAGTGAAAAAGCTATGGAAAGAGACGAGGCAGTCAAAAACGATCTACTGAAGGATCAGCACCCGAGCATGCCTATCAGTTATGATAGCCGCTCTAGCAAATCTTTCGGTGGTAAGTAAAAGTTTTTTAACATTTACTATCAACGGAACAAATTAACCGCACTGGAGGCCCGTAAGGGCAGGTGCTAACGGAGGAAAATAATATGGCTAATCAAGATGCCGCTTTCGGTCTTAGACCGTTAAAGACAGTTGGTCAGCAAGATGATTCCACTGGAATGAGTTCTTATAATATCAATCCGGGTGATGCGAGTGTAATATTCCAAGGTGCTTTAGTAGGTTCGCCTGCTACAGGTACAGGATACATAGACTTGCAAACAGCTGGTTTAGTATTAAACTTAGGAGCGTTCTGGGGAACATTCTATAACGATCCAACTACATTAAAACCTACGTTCAAAAACTACTACCCAGGATCAATCACTCCACCTAACAGTGGCGCGGTTGAGGCATTTGTGTATGACAGTCCATCACAAATGTACGAAATCCAATCAGACAATGCAGGTGCTTCTGCTCAAGCAGACATCTTCAAATGTGCGGATTTAGTAGGTACAAGTGGTTCAACTTTGAACGGAGTAAGCTCAATGGAACTTGACGACGGTACGTTAGGAACTACTGGGCAATTCAAAATCATCGGAGTTTCAAGAGACCCTGAAAACAGTGATCTAACATCAGCAAACGTCAACTGGCGTGTAATGGTGAACGAGCACTTATTAGGATCTGGAACTGCCGGGGCAGCGTAATAAGGAGAAATAAATTATGGCTATATCACGACAACAACTCGTAAAAGAGCTTGAGCCAGGTTTAAACGCCTTGTTCGGCCTTGAGTATAAAAGATATGATCAGGAACATGCAGAGATATATGTTACTGAGACATCTGACAGAGCTTTTGAAGAAGAAGTAATGTTATCTGGTTTTGCTAATGCATATGTTAAACCTGAAGGTTCAGCAGTTGCATACGACAATGCACAGGAAACATTCACTGCAAGATACACTAACGAAACTGTGGCTCTTGCATTTGCTTTAACTGAAGAAGCAATGGAAGATAACTTGTATGATAGACTTTCGTCTAGATATACAAAAGCACTAGCGAGATCTATGGCAAATGCTAAACAGATCAAAGCAGCTAACCCACTTAACCAAGGTTTACCAACTACGGATAACTTTGATTCAGGTGATGGTGTTTCTTTGTTCAACACAGCACACCCAACAATCGCTGGTTCTTTCCAAAACACACTAACTACACAGGCAGACCTTAACGAAACATCGTTAGAACAAGCAATGATCGACATTGCTGGTATGACAGATGAAAGAGGTCTTAAAATCGCAGCAAGAGGAATGAAAATGATCGTTCCTTCTGAGAACCAATTTACTGCTGAGAGATTAATGAAATCTCAAGGTAGAGTTGGAACAGCTGATAATGATATCAATGCTCTAAGATCTATGGGAATGATCCCAGAAGGTTACAGAGTAAATCACTATCTAACAGATACTGATTCATTCTACATTATCACTGATGTGCCTAATGGTATGAAGTATTTTGAAAGACTACCTATCCAAACTAAAATGGAAGGTGATTTCAATACTGGAAACGTTAGATACAAAGCTAGAGAAAGATACTCATTTGGAGTATCAGACCCTAGAGGTATCTACGGCGTTGAAGGTGCGTAATACCAAATAAAATTAGGGGCCGCCTCAAAACGGCCCCTTTTTAATTTAAAAGAGGTGAGAATATGAAAAAACTACGAGTCCAAATTTACGCTTACAAATATCACGCAGATTTTATTATAGAATCAGAAGATTACCCAGAAGCAGTAGAAAACGCTATCATTGACAAACTTGGAGAAAATGATATAAAATGGGAGTATCTTGGAGAAATGAACGATCCCAAGATAAATAGAATAACCTATGAGGAGGTTATAGAAGATGGAGCAAATGCAAACACATCTGAACGACCTTTATACGAAGAAAAAAGGTCTGGACCTAGAATGGGAGCAGGAGCATCTTAAAGAGGGTAGATATACTCTCGATATGGTTAGGATTGACCGAAAAGTCAGAGAAGTAATTAGCCATATAAAACTTGCAGAAGCTAAAAAAGAGCATCTGCGAAATAAGGTGGAAGACGCTGCCCCACAAGTTTCAGTAGCTACTTAATAAAAAGCTACATCGTTGAATAAATTCAATTCACATCGTAGGCTCTCTTGCACTCTACTAAAATGTAGTATATAGTTTTATTACTATACAATTAATTAGAACATAGACGCGTATAGTCGACGGCCTAGAGACTATGTTCGTAAACTAGGAGGATATAATTATGGCATCAACTACATTTTCGGGACCAATTAAAGCTGGACCGATTTCACACACAACTGGTACAACAGTTGGAACAAACGTAAAAAATACGGGTCACGTTGTAATGTCTCAATCTGCAAAGATCGTGTACACAAACGTAACTGATTTAACAACTAACATTGTTATACCTGCAAAATCACACATTATAGCTATCGACGTTAACGTTGAAGTAGCATTTAATGGTGGTGGTGCTGACACTTTAGATGTTGGTATCGTAGGTAACTCAGACTTATTTGTTGACGGTGCAAACGTTGCAGCAATAGGTCCTGTAGCATTAGGAACAACTGGTCTTTGTACAAATTGGAGAAACGTTGGAACATCTGACGTTAGAGTTGCAATGAAATACATTGACGCTAATGGTGACAGTTCTGCTGGAAGAGCAAGAGTAACAATTACTTATACTCAAGCTAACGATCACAGTGTATAATAAATAATTTGGTGCTCCTTCGGGAGCACCTTTAATAAGGAGAAAAGTTATGGCAGGCGGAGGATCATTTTCAAGTGACCAAAAAACTTTACTTATGGATACCATAGGTTCTGATACTTTAGCTAGAGCAGGTAGAGCTAGAATAACTTCTATTCAAGGTAAAGGAATAGCAAGTTCAACTTTAAAATTACATGATGCTGCAACAGCAGGCGCTGCGGCGGCCGGTAATTTGGTAGCTACTTATAAATATGGAACTGAAGGTTTAGAAGTTTATGTTCCTGGTTCAGGTATTTTATTCAAAGAAGGAATAGTATTTAACCTAGCTGGAGCTAGCGGAAGCGTTACTGTAACAATAACAGGAGCGTAGTCTAATGGCTAACACTACTTCTGGAACTACAACGTTTGGAAAAAATTTTGCAATAGATGATATTGTAGAAGAAGCTTACGAACGTATCGGTATACGAGGAGTTTCGGGATATCAACTAAAGACTGCAAGACGTTCTTTAAATATTTTATTTCAAGAATGGGCTAACAGAGGTATTCATTTATGGGAAATAGCAGATGGATACTTGACACTAGTTGCTGGAACCAATGAATATATTGGCTATCGTTCTAGTGGAGATGGCACATCAACATTATTAAATAGTGCTGGTGCTGCTTTATATAGCGTTGATGATGTTTTTGAAGCATCTTACAGAAGTAATGCAGGTACAACAAGTCAATCAGATAGTCCTCTAACTAAAGTTTCTAGATCAACTTATTCAGCTCTTTCAAATAAATTAGCACAAGGACAACCATCACAATATTGGGTCCAAAGATTTATAGATAGAGTTACAATAACTTTATACACAACACCAAGTTCAAGTCAGGCTGGTGACAGAGTTCAATTTTATTACATGAAAAGAATTGATGATGCAGGAGATTATACAAATGCAGCTGATGTTCCATACTACTACATTCCATGTATGTGTGCAGGATTAGCTTATTATTTAAGTTTAAAGTATGCACCAGACAGAACACAAAATTTAAAACTTTTATACGAAGACGAATTATTAAGAGCGGAGGCAGCGGATGGGTCAAGCAACAGTACGTTTGTTACACCTAAGACCTATTACCCTAGTGTTTAATTATGGCAAGATTTGCAAAAGGAAAATATGCATTAGCAATCTCTGACATTAGTGGCCAAGCATTCCCATGGAATGAAATGGTTACACAATGGAATGGATTATTTGTACACTATTCTGAATTCGAATCTAAACAACCGCAACTCGATCCTAAACCAAGTCAAGCTGATCCAACTGCTTTACCAAAATCAAGACCACAACAACCACCACCTGATACATTAAGATTTTTAGATTTTAATCCTTTGAAAACTTTTGCTGCAGGCTCACCAATTATAAATGTAAAGTCCCCTAATCATCAAAGAAATTATGGTGACTACGTGAGATTTAGAGGAGCACCAACAATTAGTTCTGTTGCTTCTACTGATCCACAGTTTAGTAATATTGCAAACATCGATGGAATTACTGGAGCAACTATTTGTCGACCTGCTGGTTATATAGTTTATCCTGGTTTGTATACTAGTTATACAACAACATTAAATGGAGCTATTGATGCAACTACAACAGATGTTATTTTATCTGCAGTAAGTGGATTTAACGGAGTTGCAACATCACCTTTTGAACCCACAATTGCAAATCCAAGTGGCACA